GTCGTTTGATTGCCGTACTTGCGCCTGATACTCAACTTCACCACTAGCCATTTTTTGGGCATGCAGTAAAGCAGCATCAGACATAAGTATCTTAGCTTTTTGCTTATTAGCAAATATAGCTGAACCGGTTTTTAATACTGTCGGTAAGAGTGATAACCACATTTATGTTATGAAAATATTGCGATTACAATTATAGCTGCAACTACACCTACGGCAATTTGTTTCTTCTTGCCAAGTGCAATCCATTTTGCTTTTAAAGATTCAATCATTTAGATCTCCTTTTTTAGTTTTTTGAATTATATTACTTTTTTATTAAAAATACCAGATTATTTATTTTTATATAAAACACCAATTCCATTAGACATTGGGCCTGATGTTGGTGGCACTAGACCACCTTGATTGTATTCTAATCCTAGTTGCCTAGCAAGTTGTCTTCTTCCCTCGTCTGTAAGATTAGTTTCATCATCACTATAGCCCAAACCTAAAGGAGAAGGTTGCCCCATAAGGTCTCTTACAAAAGTTTCTTCCCCAGGTATAAAGTCATTAGTATAATCAAAACCGTCTTCTATACTGTCTCTAGGATTTAAATTAACATGTAACCCTTCATGAAAAAGAGTATCTGCTCTATCTTGTAAAACATAATTATCCATATATTCTTGCATTTGTTGAAACCTTTCCCTGCCTTCTGTATCATCAGGACCGCTCATATAGTTATCTGGGTCAACATTGTAATCACCAAAACCAAGACCTTTTAAAGTTATACTATCTGAATAAGGGTGATAAAAACCTTCTGTTGTATATGCTACATTCGGACTGCTTGGATTAACTGGCATACCTAAAATGTTACGAGGTTGTCCAGAATAAGCTGGATTAATATAAGCGTTAGCTAGACCAGTTCCAAGCAAACTAGCAGCTATTTGATTGTTGTTTGCATATTCATCAGTGTTTTCTAAGAAAGTGTCTTTGGCTTTTAAAATTGCTTGTTGTCTAGCAAAATCTTGTGCATTTGTCATTTCTATTGGCATACCAAAATTAGTAAACATCTCTCCTGGTTGTGTAGGATTAGTATTAGGTTCGTCTTGACCTAATATAGTGTGAGTACCGTATTGATTACCTAAATGTGTATAAGGGTTATTAACATTATACTGTTCATAATCATGGTAAAGTGCGTTTGGTTGTGGATTAATAAAAGAAGGGTCTCCAAGTAAACCTAATCTGTAAGCATTAAATGCTTCGTCTATAGCTGCCATTTCACTTGGGTTAGTGCTATCTGGTAATGCACCAGGACCGTAAACTGATGAATCGGGTTTTTCCGGAGCGGTATAGGAATAAGGACTTGTAGGGCTAAAATCATAACCCATCTCTTCAGCAGAAGGCATGCCTGAAGAACTTCCAGGAAATGTTCTTTGTACATCATCTGGGCCATACATTGGGTTATCAGGTAACGCATTAGGATCTTGATATGAAATATCTGTAACACTAGGTCCATAAAGTGTACCTATACCTATTTCATTGACAGGATCAACTGTATTGGTAATTTCACTACCAGTTAAATCAGCAGTAGTAAGGCCACTAGTGTCAAGCGAAGGGTCAATAGCTTTTACGTCTGGACTAAAAAAATCTACGGTATCACCAAAATCAGTTTTTAAATTTTCTCCTAAGTTACCAAAAAAATTATTACTTGGATCATCATCACCATAAGTGTTTCCAATATAACCGCCAAGTAGTCCACCTATGCCAGGAAATATAGCATTACCAATCGCACTCCCCACGACGTTGCCTATATTAAAGTTTGAGGCTAAATTTGAAATACCACTGCCTATGCCAGAAAAAAAGTTATTACTTGGATTGCTACCAATAGGTGAATAACCACTTGACACATCACCAGATATTTCCGTTGCAGGAAAAGGGGTAGATGGAACATCTCCAACCGCAGACGGGGTTGTTATAGTTGAGGGTGACGGAGCATAATCCGGATTATAATAACCAAAATATGCACCAATTATATTTGGGTTATAGGTAGGTAGATTGCCTCTAGGGTCGGGTCCACCGAAAGTTACATTAGTTGTGTCACCAGTATTTGGATTAGTGTTAGTTACATTAGTTGTTACACCAGTATTAACATTTGTATTAGTTACATTACCACTACTTGCGTTATCACTACCTGTGTTATTACTAGAACCTGAATTATCTGCCGCGGAGCTACTTCTACGTCCACCTCTACCTCTTAAAGCCATTAATTAGTTCCCCTCTTTAATCGATGCTTGCATCCCGCTTATACCACTTTTTGCTAGTGACACACTAGCTCGAAGTTTTTGGTGTTTGTCATTCTCGTCCATTTTTTGTTCAGTTAGATCACGTTGCTGTAACATCTTAGCTCGTTCTAAGTTTAATTTGTCTTCAGCCTGTTCTTCTTGGTTTTGTTGGTCACGTGCTTTTAAATCTATTTCACGATCTTTAAGTTTTAATATTGGATCATTTTCTACTTGATTTAATATTTCTTTTTCAGCGTCTGCATAGTCTTTCATAAAGTCAGCTATTAATTGTGACTTTCTTGCCTCTATTGCGACCTTCATTTGCTCACCTTGTTTCTGCATTTGCATAAATTGTGGACTTTTTTGTGCTTCTGGTCCTTGTTGCTGTATCATTTGTTGCATCATCTGACTCATTTGTTGCATTTGTTGCATTTCTTCTACAAATTCTACCTCAACTTGTTCACCAGCCATTAAATTTACGTGCTCCATGCAGTTTTGTTGTAGTTTTTGTAATGTTTTAGGGTTATTTCGCGCCATAGTCGTACCCATAAACTGTAAATGCGCCCGCATGTGCGCTTGGTGGTCTTGTTTTGGAAAAGCTTGAAACTTTTTGCCATTTAAGGCAAGAATATTTTCACTTGCTGGGTCCATTGGCTGCGGTTGCGGTGGTGGCGGTAATAAAATGTCCACATCTTTAACCCCAAGGGCCTCATACATATGTCGATAAGCATGATATAAGTTGTGCATGTCTGGATTTGACATTGCCATTTGTAATTCAGTTTGTGCAATCTGTATTCTTTGCGTTTGTGAAAAAATATTTGGATCTGCAATCGGTATAATGTCTACGCGTTCATCAAAGTCAGTTGCAAAAATTTCACGTTGTCCACCAACCACATCATAAGGATATTGTTTTGGTAAGTAAGTAGCAAAAGCATCTGCCATTAACATAAACTCACATTTCATAGCTTGGTATAATCTTTTATGGATAGCTGACATGACCCGCGATCCGCGTTCCAAGAGCGCAACGGTCGTGCCTACTGCTGCGGATTGATTGCCGTCACCGACTTGCATATCCGCGATACTTGCAAAACGTTGACCTGCTTGCACAACAACGCCCATTAGTTGTAGGAGCGTGGCGCTCGGCTCTTTGAACGGTAATGGCATAAACGCATCACGTAAATTGCCGCCAGGAGCGTCAACATCTCTAAACTCGCCGGGTTGTAAAGGTTGTGCTTCATCACGAACTCTAATCCCACGTTGTTTAAACCCAGATGGTAGATTAGATAGCGTACCAGCATCAAGTAATTGTCTTAACGCTGCAGTTGCTGTTCTTGATAAGCCACCAATCATGTGGATTAAACCAAAACCGTAAAAACCTAGCCCTGGTAAAAATTTAAAATGTACAAAATAATCTTTGCGTCGTTTTAATTGATCTTGCGCACCGTAGTTTCTTCTAATAGCTAAAACTTCACCTGCTTCATCATCAATAGTTACAATGTAAGGTAATTTAATACCGGTTTCTTCGCCGGATTGTTTATCTTTATCTTCAAAACCTTCTAAATCTAATTCAACATGGCATTCTAATAGGGTGTGTATTTCATTATAAGAACCAGCACTAACACCACTAAGTTTGTCTTTACCTTCTTGAATGTCAGTTGGTATATCACTAGGTTCCACTAATTCTATGTCACGATAGAAACCAGTAATTTGTTGTTTACGTAAATCGTTACCAGACATTTTGATTACATGAATAATAGTCTCAGCATCTTCCAATGAGGTTGCCGTGTAAGGCACTACTAAATCTTCAGCTGGTACAAACTTAGAAACTGTACGTCCTAATACCGAATCAAAATAAACTTTTTTAAATGTTGAACCAGCAAGTGGTAGGTTAAATAACATTTGGTCAAACTCAGGTTCATATTCTTTCATCTGCGTCATGATCTGATAATTCATAAACTCTTTAACTCGTTCTGCTTGCTTCTCTTTCATCGGATCAATCTTACCCATAATCTGAGTTCTAATTGGTCCGCCTGCAGGTAATAATTCTTTGTAAGCTAGTGCTTGGAATTGGGTAACCGCTTCTGCTAATACTGGGTGGGTAGCGCCAGATGCGCCTTGGAATGGTTCTGATCTATTTTCATATTTAAAACCTAATAGGTCTAAACCTTTTAGATAACCATCTTCCCAATCAGAACGTGAAGATTTCATTTCATCGTAAGACTCTTGTAGTTCAGAAGCAACCGCGGTCAGCGCGCCGTCGTCCATGAATTCTGCTAAGTTAGCTTCGTGCTCTTCGCCACCTTCAGCACCATTTGAGTTAGGGTCAAAATCTATTTCGGCACCGCCGTCTTCCATCATCTCAACGTTAACGTCGCCACCTTCTTGAAATTCTTGTGGTACTACCACATCTACTTCTTCATCTAAAATTTGTAAATCCTTAGGGAGGGAGTCAACACCTTTTTCTATTTCAGCCATTAGTAATATGTCCTTTGTTGTTGTGGCAATGGCTCATCCTCATAGTCATCAGGATGATCGACAAAGCCGCCTTGTCTAAATCGCATTACTGCTTGAGTCATACTATCCACTAAGTCATCGTGTTCACCTAATGGAAATGCTGCGCATTCCTCAATCACTTCCTCTGCCCATTTAGTATCCGGTGCCCAAATCATACCAGATTCAAACAACGGTGCAACAGAGTTTATCCTAGTATGTTTATCATTTCCTTTACTTGGTGTAAAGTTAATAACAGGTATGCCTAATTTACGCATTTCATACGTTAATGGCAAGCCTGAAGCTTTAGCTTCCACGATCACCGTTTCGGGCTTCCAATAGTCATATTGTTCTTTGGCAATCCGTCTTAGTTCCGGGAACTCATATCTATCTTTAACCATATCGACTAGTATTAACGCCGGTCCGCTGTCCTCGCTGGGGTGAAATACGCCCCACGTGGTAATAGCACTATAATCGGCAGTTTCTTTTTTCATAAACGCTGTATCATAACTTTGTATAACATGTTCTAATGGCGGTAAATCATCTTTCTCCCACACTTGCCACCACTCTCTTTTGACAATACTACCTTCTGCAGCTGTGGGATTTTGCTGGTATTGTGCATTCCATTTTAGTATACTTACGGATGCTTTCACTGCTTCAAGTTCTTCTAGTTTCCAATAACCCGGCCACACCGGTTTCCCGCTTGGCAAGATTGCCGGGAATTCAATTACTTCCCATTGGTCTGCTTTTGGTTCTTTTTGTGCACGTTGGAGTTTACCTGTTAGATCAGCAACGTTCCA